ATATAAGAAAGTACAGTGTAGATGCTCAACTTGTCTCCCAATATTAAACTTGCCCCATTGCACATTTGGCTCTGAGTCAATGTTATCAATCTTGCCAGTTACTTCATTTGTGTCTGGCATATACGGCGGGGTTAATACTTGACCGCCAACAGCGCCTGTACTGGGTCCTGTAAACCGATAAAGCGTTTCTAAGACGTTAGGCTCTGGTATTGCGTCGTCATCACAACGCCACACCCACTCATATCCCATCGTATTGGCACGTTGATGAATGTGGTGCTGACCTTTTTTATCAGCATACAACCACTCCCACGCAATACCCTTGATGTCTAACATCTGAAAAAAGTACTGGTAAATCATCTGACTGCGCATGTCTTGCGGCTCGTCATTATCATCAAAGATGACCAGCTTATCCACCGGTCTTGTCTGATTGATAATAGCGTTTAGTACCAGGGGCAGTGTTGTGAAGTACCGCCCCCGTGTTGCCACGGAGCACAGTACCTTACTCACTAGCTGTCCACCTACAGATCATCAGGTTGCAAGGATTCTCAGGTGTGATGTCTTGTGGCACATCTGAAATCTCACCCTGCTCGTTGATGTAGTTAAACTCAAAGCCGGGGAAGTGGCGCTCGTTCAAACCATGAATTTTGTGATGCGGGCCCCAGAAGCCTGGTGGCTCATTCATCGGCACGGTAATTAATAGGCGTTTGCAGTGCTTTTTAAACTTCTCGACAATCTCTAAGCCGTTGTCAAGGTGCTCAATTACTTCAAAGGCAACGATGGTATCGTACTGCCCTAATATAAATTCGTTTATATCGCCACTTACAAACAAGTTATTAGCACCAGGCCACCCTTGTTCTTTGGCTACATCAATAATAATTGGATCGTAGTCTAAACCAATGTAGTTAATGTTTTCTGGGAAAAACTGTCTACCATAGCCATTGGTACAACCAAGTTCAAATATTGAATTGCCAACTAAATTCTTTGCTGCCCAATTGTATCTTGTTACTTCGCGTGGGTATACGGTGTCACCCTTAAGGAATACTGCGCGTTCCCAAAAGTTTGACAGTCTCCAGCGGTACCACTCCGTGTTGTACTTCTTAGCCAACTTTAACGAGTTAACCAAGAAGATGTTATCCCAGCCCTGTACTAGGTTGGTGTCGTGCATGGTGCCTTCACCCTTGTGGTAGATTGGGAAGTTACCTGTGTACTGTTCTCCATTCCACAACTTTTCAAACACTTCTAATACTTTAAAGCCAGCTTTTTCAGCCTCGATGCAAAACTCGGTGTCTTCACCACCACCAACGCCGTACTCTTCATTGAGTAGTCCAATTGCGTCAAATACTTTTTTGTGTATCATTACACAGAAAAATACTAAGAAGTCACGACCAGCGGGATCTGAGTGTCCCTTAATAATTCCAGAGATACCACAGTCTGGGTCACTAAATGGCTTGTCTAAAATGTCTAACCACTGGTTTGTACTCTGTTCTAGCAGGACTGTGTCGTTATTTAGCAGGATAATCTTGTCTGCTGTAGCTACCCTAATTGCTGCATTGTTGGCACCAGAGTACCCAAGCGCCTTGTCTGACCACACTACCTTTAGGTTAGGTACGGAGGTTGCTAGGTAGTCTAAATACGCCTTGGTGTTGTCTGTGCAGCCGTTGGCTGAGATAACCAGCTCAACATCGTCCATGTTGCTGTGCTTGATTACCGAGTCTACACAAGGCTTTAAGTACTTCTCGCAATGATTGTATGTGGGTATTACAATGCTATATTTCATTGATTATTGCTGTCGAAGTGTTTTTATCAATTGTTAATATACCATCACAGGCGATATTCCAATCTTCGCTGTTTGGCTCTTTTTCATCAACAAGCGGCACATTGATTTGAAGATGTTTAAAAAGATATTCTTTATCACCTTCAAATACACGCCAAACATGATCCCTTGAACCTCTGCCTTCTTGTCCCCTTGTTTTATTAAAACGGATTCTGTAGTGGTTCATACGACCTCCGCTGGCGTAGGGCAAGTACCTTGTTGTGTTGCTGGGATAACGCTTACATTAAAATGAATAAACTGAAAAGATTTGTTAGAAGCATGGCGGGTAAACGCATGAGCAAGCCAAGCATTGGTAAACATGAGCATACCGGGTTTAGGTTCAAAGTTAATCATTGAACTAGCTGGAGTAGCTTGAGTTATATCTTTTTCTGGAAGATTAATCTGCACTTTGGCTGGTCTTGGATCATGGAACACTGCTTTAGAACAATCTTTAGGTGTTTCAGTAAAATAAAAGCCCACGATCTGTGAACCAAATCCATGAATATGCTGATCCATTGCTGAATGTTTATAGTGTTCTTGACACCAAAATTCAGTAAAGACAGTATTAAATTGCGCCATTGCATATCCTTGCTCATCAAGAATATTCCAAGCCGTTTGTGCAATGTATCCAGATAGTTTATCCATACCTTTATACTCAAAAAGGTTGTCTGTCATATAGACAGGATAAATTTCATCTAGTTGCTTAACATCTTTTTTGCGTTTAGCTACTGCTTTTTTGCAAGCCGCTTTAGCATCAGCTAAGAACTCTGGCTTTTCAATAATATAGACCAATGATGGAAAATATTGATGAACTTGCAGTTGGTTATTTTCTTCAGTACCAACAACTTCTGGCTTTGTGGCATTACTAATTTGATTTTTAATTACATCTTCTTTTATAACATTGGCATTATTGCCCACGATATTCTCCTAGGAGGTTAGTTAGATACTACGGTTGTGTCTGCACTTGCAGGGGGTACTACTATATCCCAACTTTTGGTTTCTTCATTCCAAACATAGGGTTTATCATCAAAAGGTTTTGCTATAGGCGCTTCCCAACCCCAAATATTTTTATTTAATATCCAGCTTGGGTATGGTTGTGGAGCATAAAACACATCGTTTTCTTTATCGTATATGTAACCTATCCCAGCAAAATTACCTCTAAGGGCAACTCCACCATCTGGTTGGTTATCTGCGCCATAATGAACCCCACCTCTAGTGTTATAAGAAGTTTGAACCCAAGAAGCTGGATCTCCCCAATGCCCCGTATTAAGGACATCTTGCTCAATAACAATAACTTGAGCGACAACACCGTTTTCAATTTTTGCAAAATGTGACATAGTTAATATTTAAAAAATAATTGTTCCAGAAGAAGTAAATTTATAAGTTTTTTTACCGCCAACACAACTATATGTAGGAGAACCTGTTGTGGCAGATGCTAATCTGCAAGCAGCAATAATAACAACACCAGAGCCACCAGCCGCACCGCCGCAAGTTCTATTACCACCACCACCACCACCAGTATTAGCTGCTCCATTAGCAGCGCCATAATTACAAGATCCGCTGCCGCCGCCACCACTTCCGCCCGCACCGGGATAAGTACCATAAGTGGAAGATGCGCCACTTCCACCACCGCCAGCGTAATAAATAGAAGTTCCTGTAATTGAAGATGCTATACCAACACCGCCATTAGCACCAATAGAGCTACCATTTGAGCCTACTGCCCCCGCCCCGCCGCCACCTCCGGGTTTACCATATCCATTGTTTGTTCCGCCGTTATTACCTTGACCAACAGTTCCAGTTCCACCAATATTAGAACTTCCATTTCCGCCGTATCCACCGCCACCCGATCCACCTGAACTTCCTAGAGCGGAATACGTTCCGCCACCACCACCACCGCCAATAGAAGTAGTTGTAGTAACTCCTGTTCCAGAAAATTGTGAATTAGAACCGTTTTGCCCCGGTTGATTTCCTTTACACCCACAAGTATTTTTGGGAGCGCCAGCACCAACCGTAACTGTATATGTAGAGGCTGTTGATAAAGAAGCAGAGCCGTATAACAGTCCTCCAGCACCGCCACCACCACCGCCTTGAGTACCACCACCACCACCACCGCCACCAGCTACAACTAAATAAGAAGTTAAAACCGCACCGCTAGAACTAGCCCCAAATCCAAAGGCTTTTCCAGATATAGAACCTCTAGTAATAAGTGTTGGCATATTATTTAAATTGAGTTAAAGATGCTAAAACTGTATACGTTGGTGTTGCAGCCGTTTTAATAATTGTATAAGTATATACGTCAATACCAGAAGCATTACCAGCAGTAGGCGCACCGCCCTGCCACTTGGTTGTTACTCCAGAAGCAGTTCCATCAATATACACCGCAGTATTGTAATACGCAGTTGTGGTTTGAGTTGTTAGCAATGCCATAGTTACTGATTGACCTGTTGCCAAAGCTGAAGCCATTGTTGTTCCAGAACTAAATACCAAACTAATAATCCAGTTATTAGCCGCATTGGAAGTGTAATACTGAACCGCACCGCTATTCAAGTAGTAGTTTTGAGTAGAAGCAGGGTAGTTTGCAATAATGCTAACTGTTTCAGCCGCATTTAAAAGCACTTCAGCTAGGATACTGCTTGTGCCATTAAATGTCTGTGTGCCTGTCCAAGTATTGTTTGCGCTAGTAGTTACAGAAAGACCAGAGTATCCAGAGTATCCTGAAAAGCCAGAAGTAGCAATACCTGAATAGCCGCTAGTACCAGAGTAACCTGAAGTAGCAATACCTGAGTAACCAGAGAAACCAGAATAGCCTGATACCGCTACGCCAGAGTAGCCAGAGATACCAGAGAAACCTGAGTAGCCCGATACTTGTGCGCCAGAGTAACCAGATAATCCTGAGAAACCAGATACCCCAGAGCCAGAATACCCAGAGAATCCTGAAATTCCTGATCCACTGTAGCCAGAGATACCAGAGCCACTGTAGCCAGAGATACCAGAGCCACTGTAGCCAGAGATACCAGAGCCACTATAGCCAGAGTAGCCAGAGATACCAGAGTAGCCAGAGAATCCACTATAGCCAGAGATACTAGAGCCACTGTAGCCAGAGATACCAGAGCCAGAGTAGCCAGAGATACCAGAGTAACCACTATAGCCAGAGATACCAGAGTAACCACTATAGCCAGAGATACCAGAGTATCCAGAGATACCAGAGAAGCCACTGTAACCAGAGATACCAGAGTATCCAGAGATACCAGAGAAGCCACTGTAACCAGAGATACCAGATCCAGAGAATCCAGAGATGCCAGAGTAGCCACTATAGCCAGAGATACCAGAGAAGCCACTATAGCCAGAAATACCAGAGAATCCAGAGATACCGCTGTAGCCAGAAATACCAGAGTATCCAGAGATACCACTGTAACCAGACCAACCACTTATTCCGCTAAATCCTGAAATACCATTTGCAATGGCAAATATAATTGGAAGCGCATTTGCAAAACCTGTTGTTCCAGTTCCGGAAGAACTTACTAATGAAACTGGAATTGTAAAATATGTTGTGTTATTGGTTGGTGTAGCAGTTATAACCCAAGTCTGTGAATTGGCGCTGTTAGTTTGATCTTGTATAACTATGTCTTCAGTTGCCTGAAGTAATGCCAAGAAAACAGTAATATCTACACTTGTATCTGCAAGTGTACTAACATTTAATTGAGTTGCGCTAGTTTGTACAACATTATTCCACGATAATTTTAATGCTCCTGGATTACCCGAGGTTAAAAGTGTATTAGCTGAATAATAATAATAATTGCTTGATATGCCACTTGCACCAGAATATCCTGATACTCCAGAACCTGAATAACCAGAGATACCACTGTAGCCAGAGATACCACTGTAGCCAGAGATACCACTGTAGCCAGAGATACCACTGTAGCCAGAGTAGCCACTATAGCCAGAGTAGCTACTATAGCCAGAGTAGCCACTATAGCCAGAGATACCAGAGTAGCCACTATAGCCAGAGATACCAGAACCAGAGTATCCTGAGATACCAGAGTAGCCACTATAGCCAGAAATACCAGAGAATCCAGAGATGCCAGAGTAGCCACTATAGCCAGAGATACCAGAGTAGCCACTGTAGCCAGATATACCAGAGTAGCCAGATATACCAGATTTACCACTATAACCGGATAAACCACTGTAGCCACTATAGCCAGAAATGCCAGAGCCACTGTAGCCAGAAATGCCAGAGCCACTGTAGCCAGAAATGCCAGAACCACTGTAGCCAGAAATACCACTGTAGCCAGAAATACCGGAGAACCCACTGTAGCCAGAGAATCCAGAGAAGCCAGAGATACCAGAGAAGCCAGAGATACCAGAGAAGCCAGAGAAGCCAGAGATACCAGAGATACCAGAACCACTGTAACCAGAGATACCAGAACCACTGTAGCCAGAGATACCGGAGAATCCACTGTAGCCAGAGATACCGGACAATCCACTATAGCCAGATAAACCAGCACCACTATATCCAGATAACCCACTGTATCCAGATTTACCACTATAACCGGATAAACCACTGTAGCCAGACCAACCAGAGACAGGGCCAACAACTTCAGTTGATCCATCGCTGTAATAAATTGTTAGATAACCCGTAACTGGGTCATAAATAATATTGGTAATGAGTTTGCCAGGCGAGGCAGCGTTAGCGATCTGAGAGACAGACGCTTGTTTTGTTACACCATGTTGTACAACTACAGTTTGCTCATCCCCTGTTAAAGTGGTGGCAACTGGCAGTTGAGTTATCGGTAAATTTGCCATTTATTTTATGTATAGGTAAAGGCACCATGCAACGTTGCTGTTCCATAAGTGGAAAATGCAGAAACGTCCACAAGACCTGTAATGGTATATGCTGGAGATGTTGCGGTAATTTGTGTTGCGGTATTAATTGTAAACATTGCGTTAGTTCCACCAAACTTGATGTTGGTGATATTTACAAAGTTAGCACCTTGAATGACTACGGTTGTGCCACCAGCTTGAGGCCCATTAATTGGGCTGACGCTGTATATTGTTGGCATTAATGGGGGTGGTGCTGAAATAAACTGGCTTTTTAAATCTAAATTACCAGGTGCCCCACCTTGGCCGTATGGTGCGCCTTCAATGTACAAGTTGTTGTATTGGACATTATTATTTGGTGCGCCTTGCGTGTCCATGAGATTTGGGGCAATAGCAATGTCTACATCGGGGCGTGGAAAGCGAAGAGCAATGTTTTCAGTTTGTAGTGCTGGAAGACGCCATGGATCAAAGTTATCTAGGTCGTCCTTACACACCCGCATCCCCGGAAAATTAGGGTCGGGCATAAGTTCTGTGTAGCCAAACTTCCTATTGCAGCGGTCACAGACCGCTACAGATAGGACAGAGTTACCACGGGTGTCAAGGTAGACAGGCATTTAACTGCCTTATAGAGCTGAAGGTAGTGCTTGGCCGTCGTTTTGAATCAAGAAACATTCAACTGCAACACTAATAGCCGCTGTACCAGTACTTGTCGAAAATTGAATTTGAAGATCTGTTTTTTCAGTAAAAGGACGGGGCATTACACGCTGTGCTGCATAGAACTGGGTAAACGGA